GTCTTTACGCCCGTACCAACGAATTAATCGTCGTTCTATTGCTAACGCACCTATATTACTGAGATTTTGTTCGACCATTATAATTTGAGCAGGATTTTTTGGACAGGTAATTTCACCTTTTCTCTTAGAAGTTGCTCTTTTGCCTTTTCCTTTACCTATATAGTAAGGAGTTCCGTCTGCCCTGAGATAGGCATAGACATAGTATTGTAAATACATTGCTGATAGTTCCTGTAAACTTTAGAGCCGGTGGATGCTTCAACATCGCGACTGGCACTTTTATTTATCTGATTACTAACAAAGCCTATGCAGTCTTCAGGTAACTCCGACACTATTTGATCTTGGTATATCCACGACATTAATCTTTCCAAGAAACAAAATGTACGCTATACCATTCATGTTGAACCTCCATGCCCAATTGATCAAACATAATATTCAGACTTTGTAAACTATGCATACATACATGTCCATTGCGTGGCGCAATATACCAAAAATTTATACCTTCATCTTTGATAATATCGTTGGCCAATGTCTGTATGATTAGTTGACCGGATTCGGGATTAATAAAATCAATCATTTCCTTGGCAGTTTTATACGGGGTTGGTGTATGTTCAAGTACCTCAAATGAGGTAACAACATCAAATTTGGTATCTTTGTCAAAAATAGGATCCTTTTTCCACATTGGATCCCATGATTCACACTTCCACCCCAATTTAGATATTTCTGTTCCAAATACCGAGTTCCCTGCTCCGTAGTCTAGCAATGTTATACTTTTATCGTCGTTCAGATAAGGTAAAATCCAGTTGACTAAATTATTGGGTCTTTTGGTCATATATTCTGGATCCACTATATCATAATCTTCATTATAGATATTTTCTAAATAATCATCAATGGTCCATTCGTCAAAATCTACAGTAAAAATAAATTTACAGCTATTACATTGATGATAATACACAGCATGTCCTATACAAGGCATTTTGTCTTTGACCTTGTCCCCTTCACAGTTCTTGTTAAAATCAACTGGACCCAGTATAGAAGTATGCCCATCGCATATCTTGCAACTCACAGATTTATATCTATTGATTTGTAGCATTGTCATTTCCTGTTTTTATTTTTTTTCGTCGTCCAGATCCACGTTTTCCTGGTAATGTACACCCGGCTCGCGGCTTTTTTCTTGATTCTTTTAGTAATCTGTTGTTTTCTTTATAGGCTTCGCGGCAAGCAAATCTCATTTCTTTTTCAAGTTTGATCATTTCCATAAGAGCGATTCGAATTTTTCTACTACTTTCCAATCCTATATATTTTACAAAGTTATCATGGTAGTTATGCACAATCATAAGTTGCTCTACATATTTTGAGTAGAGTTTTTGATATTCGATTAGATATGGATTAGTTGACATAGCTGTTTTTTTAAGGAGTTATTTGTTGTTTTACACAGACTCGATAACATTAGAGTAAGAAGTGAATCCAGATTCTTTAATAACACGGAGTACATTGTTTACACGACCTATTAATTCATCTTTGTGTGATATAAGATATATATTTTTGTGACGTTCACGAACCATTTTCTTTAATACGGCCAAAGAACTTTCAACCCCGGCGCTGTCCATTCCAGAATCGATGAGTTCGTCAATAAACAATAAATTAACACTTTGATATAATCCCTCCCAAACATCTCGGAACGCAAAACTCATAGATAAAATTAATCTATTGCGTTCGCCTCTACTCAAATTATCAAAATCTAAATCTTGCCCCAATTGTGTAATTTCAACGGTTAGATCATTTTGGAATATAACTCGGTGTGGCAACCCGAGCTTGTCAATATAATACCCTAATCGTTTATTGAGGTAGTTTAAATTCTGATCAATAATCTTTTTACGTATAAAGCTATCTTTACTTGTTAACAATTTTAACAAGAATTCTTGATGATCTTTGAGATTATTGAGTTCGTTAACAATATCCCAATTGATTTCCTGTAAGGCACTACGGTTGAGTTCTTCAACTTGTTCAGCATATGGGTTGAACTCGTCAGCTTTATCGGTTAATCTATTTTCTAAACTAGTTAGATTGTTCTTGTGCCCCAGCGCTTCTGCTTCTGTATCATAAAATGTAATAGGACGCCGATCTTGTTCTCCTATTGAAGCAAGTTCTGCTACGATTTTATCACAATCATTTTTAATTTTTGTTAGATAAGTAGTTGCTTCTTCAACATGTGCAATAGCACTATCGGTCATTTCTTTGTGTTTATGATCATGAAGATCTTGTTCGCATGCCGGGCACTGCTTGTTTGATAACTTTTGTAATTCGGTTACATACTTATTAAGTGTTTTTTCTCCCTGAATTACAGCAGATTCCAATGTAGATTTTTGTTTTTGTAGACTTATAATTTTAGAATTATTATCTTCCCAAGATTTTAATCGGATATGGGCAGATAATTCTTCGTCAATATCTACAGTGATTAGTGTTTGTATACTATTGACTAGTGCCGTAAGATCCTGTTCTTTTTTATTTTCCCATGCCTGACTTTTTAATTCAAGCGAGTTAATACTCTTTTGAATATTTTCATTGGCAATCTTGATTGCTTCGATTCTAGCAGTTTCTTCTACAATAGCGTCTTTGGTTTCTTTAACAGAAATCTTTAATACTTCTGCTTTTTCGCTGAGTAATGTAATACCTAACAGTTGTTCAATAATTTCTCGTTGATCTGCGGCCTTCATAGCAAGAAATGGTTCTGTATAAGTATTCAAGGCCACAAGATGTTTAAACATAGTATGTGACATTTCCAACATTTTCTCAATAGATTTCTGTGTATCCCTGCTATCTCCTTGAGCATCGTCGTCAATTTCTTCTGTTTTTATTTGAGTATTGTTAACAAACAGCTTGAGTACATTGGGTTTTCTTCCTCTCTCAATACGGTAAGTATTATTTGCTTTTACAAATTCAACGGTAACAAGCATATTCTTGCTGTTGATTTTATTAATTAAGTTTTCTTTCTTGATATTAGTCAGTGCTTGTCCATACAGTGCGTAACTCAACGCATTAATAATCGTAGTCTTGCCAGTGCCGTTGCGGGATCCTGTATCGTCACCGCCAAGGTCTAGGTTAGAACCTAACACTAGTGTTAAACTTTGATCTTCAAAATTTACAGCCTGAGTTTGCCCTCCTACACTCATGAAGTTTTTTACGGTTAGGTTATTAATTCGAAATGTCATAAATCATTATAAATTTGTAGCAATGTATTTTTATCAAACTGTTTGCTCTCAATATTAACCAAGCTATCAGAAACTATTTGATCAACACTTTCGAATGTATTATCTGGGCTATCGTCGACAGTTCCATCTAAATTGGTTTTATCTTGAACTAACCCCATTTCTCTAATATCGTAGTTCTTGGTAAAGTTTTCTTTTAAAAAATTTGCTTCTTCGTACGAAAGATTAATATCTAAATTGACTTTTAAGTGCATTTTAGACTTCATAATATTATCAGTATCATTTAATAACGTACTTAAATTAATTGCTCGATACTTTGGACAATTATCCCAATTAATGAATTCTGGAGTACCATTCCATTCTAGCACCATCATACCTCGTTCATCGTCCCCTGAGTCGGCAAAATTGTGAGGAAAAGCATTTCCTATATACACAATCTTGTCTTTTTGTTGGCGTTTATGGAAATGACCACTAAACACATAATCTTGATGGGTAAAATGGCTAGCCTGTAATTCTCCATGATCAGGCATTTGTACCATTGCATTCATATAAAATAGTGGCAATTCAAAATGTCCGAATATATATTTGCTTTTAGTAGAACCAATAGTTTTCCATTCGTTTCCCACTAACCACGGAACTAAGGTGACATCTCCCAGGGTTGTAATTTCGTTAATTACGGTTACTCCGGGGATATGTCTTCCAAAGGCAGAACTGTGAATACCGCGTTTATCTTTGTAGAACAAATCATGATTTCCAGGAAACCAGTAGAACTGTTCAAATGCTGCACCCAGCTTTTCTAAGCAACGGATTGATACGTCAAGGCTGAATAAATTGATAGAATTTCTATGGTGATGCCAATCCCCGAGAAAGATTGCAGTCTCACACTCTGCTTTTTTAGATTCTTCAATAAACCAATCTATAAATTCTTCGCAATCTTGATTATGAATAGAGGAGTTTGATTTTAATCCAATATGTAAATCTGTCATGCAGGCGACTTTTTTAAATAACCCCATTAAACTTCCTTAGCCTTATACCCATTATAAAATTCTTTATTTTTAGATTTTTTCAACACAGTTTTGTATCACCGGCTGATCTGTCGTTGAAATCCACTTTTACTGTTAAAGTATAGCACAGGTTTGTGCTTGGGTTCAACCTCTAATTTCTTCAAAACTTCCGCGGAGTTCTATGTGTTTGAGATTTAAATGTCAAGCCCCCGTTTCTTCTTCACCTTCGATATCTTCATCACTCTTTGGCATACGCATATTTTTATATAGTTCTGCTTGTCTAGCAATTTCTTCGGCATATTCTTGACTGTTTTGCCTAGTCATACTTGGAGTTAGCCCTGCCTCTTCTAACAAATCATCTCGTATATTTTGACTTTTCTTTTCAGTATTTAAAATTCGAGTAAAGCTGTTAGTGACTGCGGCAGTATAATAAGCAAATGGATTTTCACTTTTAGACTCATCGAACTGCAATCCGATATGACTTAACTGTAAAATAGCCTGCCCTTTCATTTCATCCACATATGTATATCCGCGCCAGTTACTTCTTTGTGCGTATCTTTCACTTAGTTTGATGTACATTTTTCCTAAATTTTCAGTAATTCTACCATGATCTTTAGAAAACTTACCGGTTTTCATTCCTCCCTTCCAGTGACTTTTACCCACGCATATCAATTCATCGCTATCGTTAAATTTCCAATGTTGAAATGGTGGAAAATTAACTTTATCGTGTGCGTCTGCTACGGTTTTTGTGGTCTTTTTTCTTCCAGGGGACAATGGAATATGATCAAACGTCATAATTCGTATAACAATATCTGTTTTGTCTATTGTTTTATAATCCGGAGTACACTCTGCTAGTTTAATTTTTTTATCGCCTTTGGCTTTTTCAGTCGCAAAAGCAATGAGTCCAATTCGTTTGGCCCTATTTCGTTTGGCTTCTGCTATGGTTCTTATATTGACTTTATCAAGGCTTGGCAAAATAATATCATGTTGACTGTATTCTGGCTTTGTGAAACTTGAAAATGAACATTTTGAACGGTGTATTTCTGCTAATAGATCTCTGTTGTTTAGGTATTTTACCTTTCTTGTGGTCGGTATTATTGTGGTCATCTTATTATTATTGTTCCTTAAGTATAAAGTATAACATTTGATTTTAAAATGTCAACTGATCTTATTAACTTAGCATATTATTTATTGGTAAATAACGTACATAGGAAAAAATATGGGATTACTATCAACAGTTGGTAATATAGTTGGGCAAGTTTCGGCCACAGCTATTCTAACAAAAGCATTAAAAAAGGGAGGCGGAGCAATGCCGCCTGCTAAACCGGGTACATCGGTTAACTTTTATAATGGTAAGGGTAATACTGTTTCGACAGATACAAGGGTAAAAATTAAAGTTCCCTCGAATTATCTACAAAACTATACAACCGGTCCGTTGCCATCTGTTCCTTTACTCAGTAATGGCGGTATAATATTTCCCTATACTCCACAAATATCCATTGAACACAAAGCAGATTATGAATCGCAAAATCCGACACACAGCAATTTAACTCAATATTTTTATAAGCATAGTTCAGTTGGTTCTATAAGTATACAGGGTAAATTTTCAGTTCAAAACGAAGTAGATGCTGGAGTTTATATTTCTACAGTACATTTACTAAGAGCCTTAACAAAAATGCGATATGGAATAGATGGGGATGCTGGATCTCCCCCACCTGTTTGTAGATTATATGCGTATGGTAGATTTATGTTAGATTATGTACCAGTTGCAATTACCAGTTTTAGATTAGAGTTGCCTGACGGGGTTGATTACTTCACAGCAGGTAGTAATCCTTTGGGAGGATTTGCTTCAGATTCTCGATATGGAATTGACGCACAAACATCAGTCCCCACGGTATCGACTATATCAGTAACTTGTATACCAATGTTTAGCAGACAAGATATGTTAAAGTATGGAGTACAGTCTTGGTTAGAAAGCGATAATCTTAGAAAAAATATGGGATTTTTATAATGTCTGTGACATATTCTAATTCTAGTCCGTATTATAATACAAATCAATCTAATGGTTATTTAGATATATTGACACCCCGTACATTTCCTTTTGAGACTGATGATATTCTATATCAGTTAGACAGCAAATATCAAAATAGACCTGAATTATTATCGTATGATCTATATAATACAGTTAATTTATGGTGGGTGTTTGCCATACGTAATCCGTCAACTATACAAGATCCAGTTTTTGATATGGTAACCGGTATAAGAATATACTTACCCAAAATTACTACACTTAAACAATCGTTAGGATTCTAATATGCCACGTGGTCGAGGAGGAGGTCTTACCAATGTTCAACAAGCGGCCGCTGATAAAGCTGCAGAACAGCGTACCTACGAGTTAAAACATCCGCCTAAACCAGCCGAAGCCACCAAACCGTTAGGGCAAGCTTCGTCGGCAGAGATTGTTGATAAAACGCCAGGCATAGTTAATACCCCACCTAGCCCCACGCCCAACGCTGGAATAAATGTATTAAATTCTTTTAGATCGTATTCGTATAAATTTACATTTGCCGCCCTAGACAAATCTATTTTGAATACCCCGACACTAGATGTATTTCAAAAATCTTCTCAAAATTTAATAATATTAAAATCTGGCGGAAAAGGTAGTCAGGTAATGACAGCTACAGCATCAACTGATGATACCGGACAAAAAATGATTGATAGTTTCAACGGGCTTAATAACGGTATACCGGGAAGTCCGGGTAGATTTGATATGTATATGGACAATGTTGAAATTGAAACAATCATGTCGTTTAAAAAAGAAACTGGGCCGACTCTACCTACTAAAATTTCATTTGAAGTATTTGAGCCATACAGTATTAATGGATTTATTGAATCACTACAAGTAGCGGCAGTGGCAGCGGGATATTTGTCTTATACACAGGCTAGTTTTATTCTAAAAATGGAATTTGTAGGATATCCCGACACAGATGTAGAACACGGAATGCCTCCTCCTGTAGTTGAAATCCCCGGAACTGTTAGATACTTTGTTTTAGGGTTAACAGGAGTAGAAGTTGAATTGACTGAAAGGGGAACACACTATAAATGTGGAGCAGTTCCGTATAATGAATTGGGGTTTGCTAATTTAGATAATAAACTTAACCAAACAATTCAAATTGAAGGTGCTTCAGTTGGCGATATATTAAAAAACTTCATGGTAGAATTATCACAACAGAGAGCCAAGGCTGCCGCCGAATCAAAACAGACCGTAAAAGGTGCCGACACATATGCTATTGTATTTCCTTCATGGGTAGATGGTAAAGGATTTGATGAAACAATTCCCAACAGAACTCTTATAGAATCATCATTTGCTGTAAATTTAAAAGATAAAAAAATATTTTCTTTTGGAAATCTGTCTGACACAGATAAACCTAATGCTTATAAAATAGATTCAAGAGTTATAGCTGCATCGACATCATCAACCGCAACTTCGTTTTTTGCTAGATTATCACCCACATCAGATTCAGTAGTTAGTTTTTCTGCCGGTTCAAATATTGATGAATGTATAGCCGCTGTAATAGTGGATAGTGATTATACTAGAAATTTATTAAAGAATATAGCATCATTAATTGATGCGTACGGTATGGTTGATTATTTCTTAATAAAATTAGAGATTACCAACCAACAGATTATAAATGATCAGTCAAAAATGCCTTATAGAAATTTTAAATATGTAGTAACTCCTTATAAAGTACATTATACATCATTATCTATGTATACCGATCAAAAGTTTGATGTTGACAAATACAAATATCAAGCGGTTCGTGTATACAATTATCTTTATACAGGTAAAAACGTTGATTTAGTATCTTTCAAATTAACCTTTAACACATTATTTTATGAAGCAATTGGTAATGCTCTAGGAAACAATGATAGAGTTCCAGCGGCTACAGCAGGATCAAATGATGATGGTGTACAGCCGGCAACTGTTACTAAAAATACTACTATTGATCAACAAAGCAGTGTTCCGGTAGCAGGACAGAGAGTTGATTCGGCATTAACGGAAAAAAGTAATTTAGAAAAACCAACTGCCGGACAGCAACAAGATGACCCATATTGGGTTATGTCTCGTGCCATGCATAATGCTATTGTTGATTCCCGAACTAGTTTGATTACCGGGGAAGTAGATCTTATAGGAGACCCGTTTTATTTGGCAACAGGCGGGATAGGAAATTATAACCCCACATCGCTAGCACTCAATCAAAACGATGACGGGAGTGTAAATAGAGATTACGGGCAGGTACTGATATTAATTAATTTTAGAAATCCTGTAGATATTCAACCTGTGGATAATACTGGGGAAGGCGGTCTGACAATTTTTATCCCACAACAAGTATCATTTAGTGGTATATATCAAGTATTGACTGTTGTAAGTACATTTAAGGATGGTGCTTTTAAACAACGTTTGTCAGTTCTGCGTAAGCCACAAACAGATGCTACAGGTGTAGTCTCTCAAAATCCGATTACAACACCCGCATTAACTAATACGCCAGATTCGTCTGCTCAAGTTTCGGCTGATACCAATAAAACTGCTCAAGATTATTCAATATTTACAGGTAGTTCTCCGGTATCAACTGATTATTCAGCGTTTACTGGTGCTACTCCCACTATTGGTTCTACAATAGCATCAGCATCGGCTGCGGTATCAAATGCTGCATCGCCACTAACTAAGATCATGAGAGCGTAAGTATCATTAATGACAATCAATCAACGAACTAAAAGCAAACTACCAGGCCCCGGTCCGTATCTTGCTGAAGTAATTAATCATTTAGATTCCTCATACATGGGTGGATTAGAAGTTATATTAACAACTCATATCCCGGGATTTGTTAGTAATCGAGCAAATTCTTTACCTGTACGGTATATGTCGCCATTTTTTGGAACAACATCTGCTAGATTTCAAGGCAACAATAGTGCCGACTTTGATCATAGTCAAAAATCTTACGGCATGTGGATGGTTCCACCAGATATTGGTACAACGGTTATGGTTATATTTGTTAACTCGGATATCAATCAAGGGTATTGGATTGGCTGTGTTCCAGGGCAGGATATATTTCAAAATTATATGGTTCCGGGAATTGCGGCCAGTAACCATGCTGAATTAACTCCTGCTCAACGAAAGCTGTACGGTACTGATGTAAAGAGTTTACCAGTTGCTGAGTTTAATAAAAAAGTTTACAACGCTAAAAATCCCAATGTTGATAGTATAGGTAAACCGGTACACCCATTTGCTGATAGATTATTGCAACAAGGATTGCTGTTAGATAATGTTAGGGGAGTTACATCGAGCAGTGCTCGTAGAGAAATCCCCAGTCAGGTTTACGGCATAAGTACCCCCGGCCCACTGAACACAGCAACTAACGCTATTCGAGCCGATATTGGATTTGGCACAAATGCCAGAGCTCCTGTTAGTCGCCTGGGCGGGTCGACATTTGTCATGGACGACGGCGACTTAAACGGCAATAATGAGTTAGTTAGAATACGAACCAGAACAGGGCATCAAATATTATTACACAACAGTCAAGACCTGATTTATATTGGAAATAGTGCTGGGTCTGCTTGGATAGAATTAACGTCTAACGGCAAAATAGATATATTTGCCAATGATTCAATCAGCATACACTCAGGCGGAGATTTTAATTTTCGTGCCGATCGAGATGTAAACATTGAAGCAGTTAGAAATGTTAACATTTCGGCATTGGGCGGAGCGCAAGGAGCAAATGCCGGCGGAAATATCACAGCCAGTGCTCAAAATAATATGAATCTGCTTGGTAACAATATGTATGTTCAGGCAGTTGGTGATTATAATTTAATTGTGGCAAATAATTCAAATATCAAAGTCGGGGGGGTGTTAAATCAAACATCGTCGGGCAGTCTAAATTTAAAATCTTCAGGTAACGTAAATGTTGGCGGAAGTACAATTAGTATTGGAGCAAGCGGTCAAATTGCTGTCGGTGCTGGTGGGGATTTAGCATTAAGTGGCGGACCTTCAATAACAATGAGCGCAGGTATTATAAACCAAAATGCTGTAAAGGCAACGGCTCCAACGGCTCCTACATCTGCTACGCCAATTGCTCCTATCGGATTGAATTTATTCAGTGTGGCTCAAAATTCAACCGCAACAAGTTGGTCAGGCAACCATTATTCGGCTACCCCGGTTTCTTCTATCATGCAAAGAATTCCAAGCCACGAGCCGTGGGGTGGTCATGAAAATAATAATCCTGCTCTGTACAGTATAACAAATACTGATGCTAATATTCAGGCCACATATACTACAAACAATGGGGTTATTATTAGTGCTCCACCAAGTGCCAGTAAACCGTTGCCGTTCAAGGCAGGACCGGGCAAGGATAGAGGAACTGTTAACGGGGTTCCCACACCTTGGACTACGGATGACGCATTTTTAAACAAAGTCAAACAAGTTGCCACTTTATTAACTTTTGAGCCTATTGATTTATTAGCTATTATGAATTCAGAAAGTGCTAGAACATTTGATCCGGCAATTACTAATAATTTAGGCTACACAGGATTGATACAATTTGGCAATGATGCAGCCAAATCTCTAGGAACAACTACTGGATATTTGCGGGGATTGTCTAGAGTACAGCAAATGGACTGGGTGTATCAATATTTCCATAAATTATGGGGATGGCCAACCTTAAAATGTCCAAATCCTTCATTAGGGAACATTTATACAACTGTGTTCTTACCTGCTTTTAGATTTTATTTGCCCGAGCAAATAATTTGCTCAGCAACTGATCCAACAACCTCCAAGTACTATCTACACAATACTGTATTTGATCCCAACAAATTAGGTTATATTACTATACAAATGATGACAGATTTTACAGCAAATATGAAAGCCGAAGTTATTAAATGTCTCGAAGTAGCTGGAAAAAATCCTGACTTCACTAAAATACAATCGTAGTAAATACTATATTATGCCATATAAAAACTTTACAATACCAAGTGCTAATCCTATACAAGATCAAGCTCCACAAACTAGCCAATTCTATGTAGGGTTCAGCACGATAGATAGTACCAATACTGGTAGTAAACTTTACGATTTTGATTTAATTAAACAAGATTTAATCAACAATTTTAATACAAAACGAGGCGAACGGGTAATGAATCCTACTTATGGTAGCATAATTTGGGAATTACTATTTGAACCGTTGACCCCAGATGTACAAGATCAAATACGGCAAGATGTAATGAATATTTGTAATAGTGATCCTAGAATTTATCCAACTCAAATAGACATTTCTGAATATCCGCAGGGATATTTAATAGAACTTACATTGGTACTTAATTACAACAATCAGTCGGTAAATTTAGCATTAGCATTTGATCAGGAAGTTGGGTTGGTAACTCAGCAACAATAATATATGTGGTTTATTGCCGCAATAAATACGGTATAGGCAAAAAATATGACAATTCCAGCAACTAATTCGCAATATCTAGTCACAGAAGATTGGAAAAAGATTTATCAATCGTATCCCAATGCAGAGTTTCAAAGTTACGATTTTGAAACATTGCGCAGGATTATGATTTCTTATCTTCATGAAAACTTTCCTGAAGATTTTAACGATTTTATTGATAGTAGTGAGTATATTGCCTTAGTAGATTTAATTGCTTATCTAGGACAAAATCTAAGTTTTCGAATTGATTTAAATGCACGCGAAAACTTTTTAGAAACCGCCACTCGTAGGGACAGTATACTAAGATTGGCTCAACTGATTAGTTATGTTCCTAGTAGAAATATGCCAGCGAACGGCCTATTAAAAATGACAGCAATTTCGACCACTGATAATGTTTATGACTCATTGGGTAATAATCTCAGTAATACTACAATTGGGTGGAATGATTCTACAAACTCAAATTGGTATAATCAGTTTTTAACAATATTAAATAGTTCCTTTATTACTCCGTCGGTGTTTGGCAATCCAGCAGATCAAAGTACAATCGGTGGAATTTTAACTCAACAATATAGAATCAACAGTTCAAACACGGATGTACCAGTTTATAGTTTTACACAAAATATTAACGGAACTCCGATGATTTTTGAATTGGTAAGTACTACCTTTTCGGGATCAACGTACATTTATGAAGAACCTCCCATTCCCGGAGGACAGTTTTCTGTTATCTATCAAAATGATAATCAAGGAAATTCTAGCGCCAATACTGGATTCTTTAGTCATTTTCGGCAAGGTACATTGAGTTCAAGTAATTTTAATATCCCGGCTCCAGTACCTAACGAAATTATCGGCGTCAACATCACAAACATCAATAATTCAGATATCTGGCTATGGCAAAAAAACCTTAGCGGAAACTATTCAACATTGTGGACACAAGTTCCTTCCCTAACCGGCAATAATGTTATATACAATAGTTTAAATGCCACCACCCGTAATTTTTATAGTGTATCAACCCGAGATGGAGATCAAATTGATTTAACATTTTCTGATGGCAGTTTTGGAAATTTACCTATTGGTAATTTTGGATTATTTTATCGTCAAAGTAATGGATTAACTTACACAATTACTCCGCCACAAATGGCAGGGGTTAGTGTTAGAATTCCTTATGTCAATCAGTCAGGACAAAGCCATACGTTAACCATAACATATTCTTTAGAGTATACAGTGGCAAATAGTCAAGGCACTGAATCCAATGCCAGTATTCAAAAAAATGCTCCACAAACTTATTATACACAAAATCGTATGGTTACCGGGGAGGATTACAATATTGCTCCTTTAAACATCGGTAGCGAAATACTTAAAGTTAAAAGCATAGCCAGGGTATCAAGTGGCATTAGTAAATATTTTGAACTTAGTGATGTAAGTGGAAAATATAGCAGTACAAATATTTTTGCTGATGATGGTATTTTATATAAAGATGTTGTGAAAAATAGTTTTGAATTCTCATTCAATAGTAAAAATGACATTTATACAGTTATTCAAAATCAAGTAACTCCGATCATTGCCTCTTCGGAAATGCGTTCATTTTATTTTGATGAGTATCCAAGACCTGATCTTACTATTTCAAATATTGAATGGCAGCAGGTTACAAAGTCTTCTGGACAAAGCACAGGTTATTTTACTACAATCTCAACCAATATTATTACTGCGGTAGGTGGATTTTCAAACAGTTATCTTGCTTATATAGGTGCCGGCGCCTTGATTAAATTTACACCACCAATAGGAAAATATTTTTTACCAAATGGTACATTGGTTAATAAAAAAACATCTACAACAGTAGACTACATTTGGTCTTTGGTATCGCAGGTAGTGGGCGATGGATCAAATAATGGTACCGGCGCATTGAGCAACGGAGTTGGACCAATTACAATGAGTAATGTAATTCCAAGTAATTCAATACCGATAGAAATAATTCCTGTATTTGTTAACTCATTTTCAAACTTGTTTATTACAGAGCTTGTAAATTTATGTTTAATACAAAGAAATTTTGGGCTATCATTTGATGTAACAAATAGAATATGGAATGTTATTGCTGATAGCAATTTAGATTTAGTAAGTCCGTTTAGTTTAGAATATCAAAATAACATAAGTAATTCTAATTTAGATTCTAGTTGGTTAGTGGCATTCTCCTGGAATGGAACAAGCTATACAGTTGAATATAGACAAACAAATTATATTTTTAAAAGTGACAGACAAACAGGATTTTTTGTTGATTCAAATAATATTAATTACGATTTTACAGCAGATACTGTTATTAAAGATAAGATTACAGTATTGTCAGTAAACACATTGAACACCACAAGCGCATTATCGTTGGGTAATGATTATATATGGCAAATTGACGGAACAATAACACAATCAGACGGATATGTTGAACCAAGACAAGTTACTGTAAGTTTTTATGATTATAATAATTCTGGACAAATTGTCGATCCTGACGCATTTAATAATATTGTTTCTACCACAAGTACAAATGAAATTACCAATCAGTTAGATAAATTTGTTTATTTTCAGCTCCAGTCAGATGGGTTGACTTATGAATTAGTCAATAGTAGTATGTTTACCGCATATCCTACTCCGGCTGATGCTTTTAACGCCATAAGTGATGGTACTATAACACCAACATCTGGCGATTTATTTTATTTTTATAATTCAGAATATAATGTGGTTAACAGCTATAGTACAAGTACCTCGGCAATTAATAATCCATGGATATACGATACATCTGCTTCAACTTATATTGTTTATCCGGGGCGTAGCGGTTTAAAGTTTCAGTATCTACATAATACGGGACAAGATACCAGAATAGATCCTAGTAAAAGTAATATTATTGATATCTATATGTTAACTAGTGATTATGATTCGGCATTTAGAAATTGGTTATTAACTGGAAATGGTACAAAACCTTTACCTCCAACTAGTGCGGCATTAGAAGATAATTACTCAGCTAGTCTAGAGCCTATCAAAACAATTAGTGATCAAATTATATACCAGCCTGTGACTTATACAGTGTTATTTGGATCAACTGCTGATTTAAATTTACAAGCCACATTTAAAGCGGTACAGAGTCAGACCAGTATATTAAGTACCAATGATATCAAATCGCGTATATTGGATGCTATCAACCTATTTTTTGCTTTAGAAAATTGGGAATTTGGTCAGAGCTTTTACTTTAGTGAATTGAGCGCCTATATAATGAATCTACTAACTCCTGATATAACAAACTTTGTTATTGTTCCAGTAAATCCAAATAACAATTTTGGTAGTTTGTATGAAATTGCCTGTCAACATAACGAAATTTTTATAAGCGGGGCAACCGCTGCAAATATTCAGATAATTTCGGCCATAACGGCAGGGCAATTAGATACCAAGTCGATCATAACTAGTGCTGGAAATTAATAATGACTACATCGACTTTCCAATCAGTTAATTTACTACCTACATATTTCCAAACTGATAAAAATTCAAAATTCTTATCTAGTACTATTGATCAATTGATTCAGCCTGCTCAATTGGAGCGTATTGATGGATTTATTGGAAACAAAACCACTCCCAATTATGTATCGACTACTGATAATTACATATCTGATTTTACACCAATCCGTTCAGCATATAGTCTACAGCCGGCGTTAGTTATCAATGACGTTAATTTAACAGTACAAGAAGTTATAGCCTACGATGATTTAATTAATCAAATTACAGTCAACGGTGGAATTACAAATAATCTCGATAGACTGTTTCGTAGTGATTTTTATTCGTATAATCCCCATATTGACTGGGACAAACTTATCAACTATCAAGAATATTATTGGTTGGTAACTGGTCCAGCCCCTATCTTAATTAATAATGATAGTATAAATGTTGACACAGACATTATAGGTAATACTAAATTTATAACCACAGTTGGTACGTCCACGGTGGCATTGTCTAATGGAATGCTTGTCCAATTCACAGGTACAAATATAACTTCTAATTACATAGACAAATACTTTTTTGTCGAAGGAGTGGGCTCGTCGATTGTACTTGTTGATTATAATTCTTTGGTAACCGCCGGAAAAATTTCTACAATTTATGATGAAAGTTTTGATGCGACTGGATTTGATACCTACCCGTTTGATGGGAATAAAACATTACCCATAACCCCTGAGTATGTTACAATCAATCGTGCCAGTCAAGATTTAAATCCTTGGACTAGATATAATCGGTGGGTACACCAAGATGTGATAACCGCTAGTGCTATAGCAAATGGCAGTCAACCTGAGTTTGTTGCTACTCAACGAGCACAGAAACCGATAATTGAGTTTAAAGCCAATTTGCAGTTATATAATTTTGGTAAAAATGCAATATCTAATGTTGATTGGATAGATAACAACACCACCGATGTGTTTAAAACTGTTGAAGGGTCGTGGGGATTTATGGTTGACTTTGATCAATCACATCCAGCCTTGTTGGGGCAGGGCGATAGAGTCATTTTTAATGCTGATCCGGATCCGATAGTCAAAGGCAAAATTTGGGAAGTTACCTATAATATTATCGGTGATCGTCGTCGATTAGCATTAATTCCGGCAAAGGATCATACACCAACATTTGGAGATAGTGTTAGCGTTGTGCAAGGCAACATGTATAAAGGAACCAGCTGGTGGTATAATGGTAGCGAGTGGATATTTTCTCAACAGCACACAAAATTAAATGAACCTCCGTTATTTGATTTATTTGATGATGTTGGAAATAGCTACAGTGATACCGCTCACTACGTTACAGATTTTAAAGGCAATCAAATATTTGGTTATACACTTGGAACAGGGGCAACTGACCCCATTTTAGGATTTCCTGTAAGTTATCAAAACAGTGTTAGTGTTGGTAGTTACTTATTCACTAATTATTTTAATGATAGCACTATTAATATTACTCTTGGATCAAACAGTATAATAATACCTACTTCAAATACGTATTGTAAATTTTTTGAAACAACGGGCGATGTTTATGCCAATGTGTGGACACGAACTACAGGATATCAAATTCCGGTATTACAATTTCAATCTACTACTGAAACAACATCGACGATTGCCATAACCGCAATTGATGAGTTTGGTATAACAGATGGGATAGATGTATTTGTTAATTCAACTAAATTAACAACTAGTAGTTTTACTACAGTGTCTATATCAGGTAATGTGTTTGTTAATTTTAATAATACATTGGCGGCTGGAACAAATGTGTTGTTTAAATTGTATTCAAAATTACCGTTATCTAATAATACAGGATACTACGAATCACCGCTGGGACTTACTAATAATCCGTTAAATGGATTGTTAAAATCAATAACATTAACAGATCTTCAAGATCATTGTCAATCAATGGCAGAAAATGCGCCTGCCTTTTTGGGATCATTTCCCGGTGATAGTAATTTACGGGATATAGATAATATTGAACAATATGGACGTAGATTAATTTCTAATGTCGATCCTATACCGTTTGCTCAAATGTTTATCGGCAAGAAAGAACATAGTGTCATTAATGCGTTAACAAAGGCAGCTGATCAATATAATCAATATAAATTGGGTTTTTTAAGACAAATTTTAATATTAGGAAATCAACTAGATCCGGTTACCGCTGTTGATCAGGCATTAACAGCAATGAATATTTCAATGAATATTTTAAGTGAGTATTATCTGTCAGACATGGTTCCATATGGGACAGATTTTACTTCAAGAACCTGGACAGTGACGGATTCAAGAAATGTAAAATACCCACTTGGTTTAGATTTTAATCCTGATACACTAAGTTTAACAGCAATTTTAGTTTATTTAAATAGCGAACAATTGTTGCTAGGTATTGATTATAAATTTAATGTTGCCGATTCTAGTATAACAATTTTAATTCCATTAAACATTAAAGATGTTTTAACTGTACACCAATACCCAGATACCTCAGGTAGCTTTGTGCCACCAACACCTACTAAATTGGGTTTGTATCCAAAATTTACACCTAAAATATATTTAGACAGTACATATGCCAACCAACCTGTAAATGTTATACAAGGACACGACGGTAGTATTACTGTGGCATACAATGATTATCGAGATGCTATTATTTTAGAATTTGAAAAAAGAATCTACAACAATATTAAAACGCAATATAGACCTGAATTGTTTGATATTAATACAGTAATTCCCGGAGCATTTGCCAATACCAAATATTCATTGAACGAAATTAATTCTATTTTAAATAAAGAGTTTATTAACTGGGCCGGAGCATATGGAATTGATTATACAGAAAATACAACTTTTAATCAAGATAACTCATTTACCTGGAACTTTGCTGGATCATATAATTCATTAATAAAAGACCCAATAAACGGATATTGGAGAAGTATATACAAATATTTCTACGGCACAGATCGCCCGCATACTTGCCCATGGGAAATGTTAGGATTTAGCGAAATTCCAACTTGGTGGACATCTGTGTATGGCCCGTCACCATACACATCTGGCAACACTTTATTATGGCAAGACATTGAAATTGGCCGTAATGCCTATACAAATACAATTAATGTGTTGTATGCTCGACCTGGATTATCGACAATTTTACCGGTAGACGAATATGGAAATTTATTGAACCCTACGGTTAATCTATTAACTAATTATACACCATCTAGCGAAAGACAAAATTGGAGGTTTGGCGATCAAGGACCAGCAGAAACCGCATGGAGACGTAGTAGCTATTATCCATTTGCAGTTCAGAAATTATTAGCATTAACCTGTCCGGCAACATATTCGGCCTTGATGTATGACACAAGTCGTGTTCAAAAAAATATTGCTGGACAATGGACATATGGAGAAAATTTAAATTATTCATTTTTAAATATTCAAAATATTGTTGTACAAGGAGTTAATAACAGATTAACAGCTGGGTACAGTGTATATGTTAGTGAAACTGGACGTCAGCGCACACAAAATTATAATCTAGAATTGCAGTCTGATATAGATTATTTGTCTTATAATTTGTTTCACAAGGTAGGCGGATTTGTAAGTCAAGGCACCTTACAAGTAACTATCAATGCTATAGATCCGTCTGCTACCAGTCCTGGGGCATTATTATCTCCGCAGGATTATACATTAATATTAAATGTAAGCGACCCCATTAGTTATAACAGTATCTCCGGAATTATAATCCAGAAAGTAAATGGCAGCTTTGTAATTAAAGGATATGACCAAACAAATCCATATTTTAATATATACCAACCTATAAGAAATGGATATACTCCTACCTTAAATATTGGTGGTGTAACTACTTCGTTTGTTACCTGGTCTAACACATCTAATTATAGTCAAACAGGGTTAACTTCGGATCAAACTACAACTGCTAATTCTTCCCCTGTTAATAAATTTTATCAAAAGGGACAATATGTACAATATGGTAGTAATTTTTATGTTGTAAAAATAGCACATCAAGCGGAAAGTGTATTCAATCCTGCTCTATATCAACAGATTCAATCATTGCCAATAACTGGCGGTGTAACCGTTCAAATTGCTGCAAGTTTCAGCGACACAATTACACAAGTTCCGTACGGAACAGCATTTAATACAGTACAAGAGATATATGATATTATTATTGGATATGGTGCGTGGTTAACCAAACAAGGATTTGTATTTGATTTATATAATTCTAATTTCGGAACCAACATAGATTGGAACTTTACAGCCAAGGAGTTTTTATATTGGTCCACACAAAATTGGGCCAATAACAGTGTTATCGCTTTAAGTCCGTTTGCTGAACGAGTACAATTTACTTCTACAAATTCTGTAGTTGATAATATTTTTGATCCATTTTATTCTTATAATGTGATGTCTGCTAATGGTACGCTAATATCAAAAAATAGAATAAACATCACAAGACAAAATGGTGTTTGTACTATTTCTACAATAAATTCTAATGACGGAATATATTTTGCTGTATTTAGAAATGTACAAAAAGAACACGGTATGGTGTTTAATAATAAAACAATTTTTGATAATGTAGTATATAGTGTTGAAACTGGGTTTTATCAGGCAAGAATGAAATTAAGTGGGTTTAGAACCGCTGGATGGAATGGCGATTATTTTAGTCCTGGCTTTGTGTATGACACTGCAAAAATAAGTAACTGGAAACAGTATACCGATTATAATGCTGGAGATGCGGTATATTATTCTGGGGGGTATTACTCGGCTATTAATAATATTGATGGAGCACAAACCTTTGATTTTACTCTATGGCACATTTTACCATCTAAACCTATCCCTGGATTATTACCAAACTTTGATTATAAAATTAGCCAATTCCAAGATTTTTATAGTTTAGATATAGATAATTTTGATGCCGGACAACAAAAAGCCGCACAACATCTAACAGGGTATACCCCTCGCTCGTATCTTACAAATATTATTATTGATCCTATAGCTCAGTATAAATTCTATCAAGGATATATTAGAGAAAAGGGTACTTACAACGCTATTGCTAAACTGGCTAAGTCTAGTATACAAAATTTACAAGGTAATTTTACATATAACGAAGAATGGGCATTTAGAATTGGACAGTATGGCGCATATACAACGTATCAAGAATTAGAGATTCCGTTAATTGAAGGTACATTTGTTGATAATCCTCAAGTGATAGTTTTCACAGAAACAACTCCTCCTATTGCAGCATATGATTTAAAGGTTTATAGTACAGCATCTAATTGGCAAATAACACCATCAAACTATATAAGTTCTAATACTTTTGCGGTAAATTCTGGAACATATGTAGATAATAAATTTGTATTATCAACAGCTGGTTATGTACGAATTGATGATGTAAATTATACCACATTAAATCAAAATACTTTAATTAATGCCGCGTCTAGTACAACCAATGTGTTCAACAATGGAGATACAATCTGGATAGGCAATACAATAAACGGAGATTGGGATGTTTTAAGATACACCTTATCTCCGGCAACAATTTCTGATGCTTTTATTAATATTCCCGGAGTTGATCTTACTATTATCACCAATAACTATCACGGAATAACAGTTGGAGAATTAATTTCTATTACTGAATATGATTCAGCAGTAAACGGTGTATATGTTGTAACCGAAGTACCAAGTTTGAATTCGTTTTTAATCGCATCAACATCAACATATATTAATAGTAATTCCTCTACAAAAGTGGGATTATTATTTAGATTTGATAGTGTTAGATTTAATACATTTGATAATTTACCTGCTGACCATGTGTTATTAAATTTGCCCGCTGGTACTAAATCGTGGATCGACAATACTGGCAACGGTCAATGGGGTGTCTATGAAAAGGTTAGTAATTATTCAATATCGCAAGCACTCAGTGTTGGTGGTATATCTGATCAACAACTTGGGTGGAGTATCAGTAAACGTAACGGATCAAATGTTGTAGTTGTTGGTTCACCTGGATTTGAACAAAGCGGAAACTATGGTCGTGTTACGCTATACCTAACAACTCCCACTGATGGATTAACTAGAAAATTATACTATTATTTAAATGAATTACAAGGAAACGCAAACTCGTTAAACAACGATACGGGATTTGGACAATTTGTAGTCTATGATGACACTGCCTTTAGTACATCTACATATGGATTAATTTTTGCCGGTGCTCCAAAAGCACAAACAGTTAATGGTATTAACAATTCTGGATTGGTAAAAATTAGTAGTATAAATTCTGTACTTCTTGAAGAAGTTCAAGAATTAATTATTAATAATCCACAACCTAGCAGTTATTCGTTTTTTGGATCAGGAATATATGTACAAAGAAATACTACATCATCTAATAAAACATTAGTAATTACTGCTCCAGCAACAGTTAATACTTCTACAGGAGAAGTGTACGTTTATGATTTAGTAATTGGCACTAATAATGTTTCTGCTACCCTCAAACATACTGTTACAACTCCAGTAACTGTTGGTAGCCAATGGGGTTATAGTATTAGTGGATCAGACGATGGCACTGTAATTGCCATTAGTGCTTTAGGCAATACCAATACACCTGGCTTTGTTAACATTTATACTAATACAAATTTTACAACTCCTTGGCAAACAATAACTTCGAATTATCCATCGGGATCAAAATTTGGCCAAAAAGTTTTGGTATCGCCCGATAGTAGTTATTTGTTAATTGGTATTCCATACTGTGAAAACTTTGATCAAAGTTATGGTGCGGTCAATATATATAAAAATGTAAACGGACAATATATATTAGATCAAAGTTTAACCAACCCGTCGGGAGTTATTGGAATACATTTTGGTACTGATATTGATATCAATGACACAAATAATTCGTTAGTTATTTCAAGCCTGGGATCTGGAGTGCATGGAGCAACAACGTTTGATGTTACGGCTCTATTGGATTCTAATACAACGTTTGACGCAAATTCTACTAAATTCTACGATGTAATTAATAATTCTGGAACAGTTTATATCTATAATAGATTATCTAATCGTTTTGTATTTGCCGAAGAGCTATCGCCGGTATCTACAGCAAATGGAACTGATTACGGAAAGAGTGTGGTTATTGATTCGACAACAGTACTAGTTGGCGCACCAGCAATAGATAATACAAGTATTGACAGCGCAGTATACTTGTTTAATAAAATAGACGCTACAGTTAATGGGTGGAAATTACTAAGGAGTCAGAATGATTTAGTTGATACTAGTTTAATTCAACGAGTAAGATTAATTAATACTTCGACGGAAGAAATTGTAAACTATCTTGATGTAATTGATCCATTAAAAGGACGTATTGCCGGAATGGCAGATCAGGAATTAACATATAAGACAGCATCAGATCCTGCAATTTATTCTATCGGAACAGACATTAACTCAATTAATACTGCAACTAATTGGACTGATAGTCATATTGGTGAATTATGGTGGGATTTAAGTACTGTTAAATATCAATGGTATGAACAAGGAGATGACACCTTTAGAAAGAATACATGGGGACAATTATTCCCGGGATCAAGAATTGATGTGTACGAATGGGTGGGCAGTAATTTATTACCTAGCGAATGGAGTGCTATAGCAGATACTTCAGCTGGATTAATACAGGGTGTTAGTGGACAACCATTAAATCCTGATGATAGTGCTTATTCTTATATACAGACATATGATACAGTAACACAAACTTTTAATAATTATAATTATTATTACTGGGTTAAAAATAAAGTTATAGTTCCGGCTGTACCAAACAGAAGAATCAGTTGTTACGATGTAGGGCAGATTATATTAGATCCAACTGCTTACGGGTTACAATATGCTGCAATTATTTCACCACATTCTGTATCAGTCGCTAACGTAGGAAAAGAACTTATAAAAAATAATATTAATTTAAACATTACTATTGATGATATTAATAATATTATTCCCAGACACACAGAATGGTTATTATTGCAAGAAGGTAACGAAACAAATGTACCTAATCCTTTGCTTGAGAAAAAACTGTTTGACAGTTTATTAGGACACGATAGTTTGGGAAATCCTGTACCTGATCCAAAATTAACAGCAAGGATTCGATATGGTATCGGGATTAGACCAAGACAAACCATGTTTGCAAATAGAAAAGCCGCTCTACGAAATTTAATAGGATTTGTTAACGGAATATTAATTAACAATGTTATTACTGGTAATTATAATTTTAATAATTTAAATGCTCAGGAAACTATACCTCCGGTAGCATTAAATCTATATGATTACACGATCGAGGATACAAACGAACTTGACATAATTGACACCACATTACTATCAACTGCTGAATTATCCTGTACTGTTTACGAAGGCCGCATTATTTCAACACATATTGTTAATCATGGTCGAGGGTATATTAATCCACCAACAGTAACAATTAACGGAGAAGGAAACGGCGCGGTAATTACAACCAAAATTGATTCACACGGGAGAGTCATTAGCACAACAATTTCTAACCCCGGGTCGGGATATGTAACTGCTCCGTTATTAGCAGTTCGTCCTTATACTGTTGTAGTAATTTCGGATAGTACATATTATGGTAAATGGGCAATGTTTATTCGTGATATAGAAAATAGTAATTGGGTTAGAATTCGTACTCAATCATACAATACACCATTATATTGGAATTATGCTAATTGGTCTAGTAGTGATTATAATCAGTACAAGGATTATGCCATCACAGTAGATTATGTTTATCAAACTGATTCGTTAACATTAAAGAACGGGGATTATGTCAAGGTTAAAAATAACGGATTAGGCAATTATATAATTTTAGAAGCAACTGATTCCGGATCAGGAACATTTAGTAATCAGTACAATATTGTATATTCTCAAAATGGAACCATACAAATTTCAGATAGTATATGGAATACCACAACTAGCAATTTAGGATATGATGAAGTTAGTGCTTATGATCAAACATTATATGATCAGACTCCTGATTTAGAATTAAATTATATCTTGAAGGCTCTAAGAGATAATATTTTCATCAATGAATTAAAAGTCAATTGGAATTTATTTTTCTTTAAAGCAGTTAAGTATGCTCTTACAGAACAAAAGTTACTTGACTGGGTATTTAAAACGTCATTTATTAGTGTTACCAACGAAGTGGGTGCGTTAGCACAACCATCTTCTTACCTGGTAACAAATAATACAAATTTTGAAAATTATATTAAAGAAGTAAAACCGTATCATACACAAATTAGAAATTTTACAGAACAATATACAGTACTTGACCCAACGCAAACTTATACTGCTGACACAAACAGAATATTTGATATTACTTTAAAATTTGATAGGATTTCGACTGGCAATCAAATAGGAAATACAACAACTACCGATAAGTTTATTTGTAATGGATCCGCAAACACATTTATACTAAATTGGTTAGCAGTGTCAGACAAATCATTAATTACAATGACATTAGATGGTCTACGTGTATTATGGTTGGACTACACTATTGAATATTTTACAAAATTACATAATGGATACACCAAAAAGTATTGCCAAATTAAATTTTTAAATTTTGTTCCTGGAATTAAACAAGTGTTATCAATCACCTATGTTAAGAGTGGTGACATACAATCTGCTTCAGAAAGAATTTTAAATTATTATACAGCAACATCTGGTATGCCAGGTTTGGATTTAGGACAACTAATGTTAGGAGTTGAATACCCACGCACACAAATTCAAACATTGGCATTTAATTATACCACCGGGTGGGATGAAAACAACGTGCCGTTTGGTACAGTTACATGGGGTAATGATGTAGAATACTATACAAGAGTCACTTCAACAAACGTTACGTTGCTTGGTGGTAACTCTGTAATGTTAAATGATGTTTCAGGAATAACCGTCGGTCAATATGCTAATGTTGTTAGTGAATTATCTAATGTATTTTATAATAATGAAGTTACTGTAATTTCTATAGTAGGAAACACAGTAACATTTAGTAGTACATTGACCTCAAGCATCAATGTTGGAACAGTTATCGAATTTTGGAATGAGAATTCAAATTCTGCAATTCTTGATACATCTATTGACGGGGGAACATGGACTGGAACAAATCTTGCTGTTCTAACAGGAGCACTGGGGGTTAATCCGAGCGACATTATTATTGATGGGGGTTCTTCAGAGATTGCTAGAGTAGGGGATGGTTTCTTAAATTCTGATAATAGTTATGCTCCTGAAGAATTAGTAGCAGGTGGATCTAGTGACAGCCTTGGTATCGGTGTTTATACAAAAACATCTACCGGAGCACCTACTATAATTTCTGGAAATTTTGATGCGATTGCATTCACCACATCGACCATTACATTGCCAATTTTACCTTCAACCCCGGCTAGTATTACAATCACCGATGGAATTTTAACGGTGTACAACTACACCACATCAACTACTTTAACTCCTGGACAATTTACTATTAATTGGGGAACAGATCAGTTAAGTGTTTGCCCACTAAGAACTGATGTAATTGGATATACTATTATCGGTGTAGGTGGCGGAAGCGGTCAAGATGCCGGAGTTGTTGGGTATGGATCAATATCAGTAACTGATGAATCAAGTGCTCAAGTATCATGTATTTCTGAAATTGGATCAGTTAATAGCGCATATGTTACAGTTAATGGGGTATCTGTTTCGATACAATCTACTGCTACGGGGTATGGATATACATTGGGACCAGTAATTTTGGGAATTGATAATCGAGCGGCTGTTACAGTATATAATTTACCGCCTGGTACAAATACAGTTCAGGTATGGTTCTTTGCTTCATTTAATAATTATTTTAACGAGGTAACAGATCAATTTATTAAGATTACAGATAATTCTATAACAAGTTACACATTAAATCCTGCTCCCGGAAATATTGGACCGGCAGTGGGTAATGTAATAGTTGAAATAAATTCGGGACAATTGAATCCACCGTATATAAGTTATTATACAGTTATTGAATCTAATTTAACCTTTAAAATCAATAATAGTCGCCAAAGACCGCAATCAGAATATGCTGTCGGAAACAATTCAGTTGAAGTATTTGTGAATGGAATTAAGTTACGAGGTGGGTTTGACTATATAGTTAATGGTACAACCAACACAGTGACCATAACTTCCGGTGATGTTAAAAATGGCGATGTTGTTGCGGTAGTCGACCTATTTAATCAACCGGGCGATGGGTATGATTATAATATTGAAGGATCTACACTGATTCTAACAAATCCAACACTTGTTGGGTCTACTATTAGAATAATAACATATACAGATCAGGATGGTATGTTATTAAGAACAGAACGGTTTAGGGGCACCTCATCAAATCAGTTTAAGATTTCTGCTCCGCCGTTAAACACAAATTATCTTTGGTTGTCATTAAATGAAGCCCCTTTAGTTAATAATGTTGACTATCAAATTTTGAGCGACGGTGTTACCATTCAGATTAGTGACAAATATCTCATTGTGCCTGGCGATGAAATTGTAATAACTTATATTGCTAATCAAACGTTATCGTCTACTGTATTGGGTTATAGAATTTTTAATGATATATTTAATAGAACATCTTTTAAGAGAGTATCGGCACACAATTCCACATACTTAACACAACCTTTATCGGTAACCGATACAAAAATTTATGTTAATGATGCTAGTGTATTAACTCCTGCTATTCCTTCAAAGAAAATTCCGGGTGTTGTGATAATTGCCGGCGAGCGTATTGAATTTTTTACAATGGTTAATAATACACTAGGACAACTACGTAGGGGAACATTAGGGACTAGCCCTAAAACATATTCAGACATTTATACAGAAGTTATTGATCAAAGTCCAAGTCAAACGATACCATTTAGCGAAAACATTTATCAACAGACTTTGTATACCACAAGCACAACTGCTACGTATACAATCTTAACTACCGCTAATACTTTAACCGGAGATGGAATTACACTATCATTGGATACAACAATTCCTGCCGTAGATCAAATCCAAGTTTATTATGGTGGATATTTATTGAATAAAGTAGGTACATTTTATCAAGATACTACAATATCTTATGATAGTCCTGAATTTAAACTTTTTGGATCTACTTCTTCGCAGTCATTGCTACCGTCAACCACTTTGTTAAACACCGCTTATATTGTTACATCAACAAATCAAGTATGGGTTTACACCAATTCTCTAAGTACTGATTCTATAAATGGTTATACTTATACGGGATTAAACTATTTGCCACCTGAGTTTAGCATCAATACAGCAACTCAGCAAATTACGTTAAATACACTACAAGGAGTAGGGGATAACATTAAATTGGTTATTATTAAGAAAGAATTCTCAGACACTGCGTTATGGAACAATGGTATTTCGTTACTAGATAGTACAACGGAAGCCGCTAAGTTTATACAAGCTAAACCGTCTATGCTGCCAAATAGTTATTATAGCGGCGGGGATCCTGATATAACAATCGAAACTGGATTTGTACTAACAGATCAAAATAATAACCCAATTGAAGGATTATAAAAATGCCACAAATCACCACATTACCGTTACTAACAACTGCTACAAACGAGACATATTTTGTAGTAGTTGATAATCAAATTACCAAAAGATATAATTTTACCAATTTACCTAGCGGGTTCGTTGGGTATACTGGTAGTATAGGATACGCAGGCAGCGCAAGTGTTGGATTTTCTGGCAGTGTTGGCCCACAGGGAACATCTGGATTTACAGGTAGTCAGGGTGCTATCGGATACGTTGGCAGTACAGGCTATGCTGGTAGCGTTGGTGGAACAGGGTATACTGGTAGCTCTGGGAACTCTGGTTCTACAGGATATACTGGTAGTACAGGAATAATTGGATACAATGGTAGTTTTGGATTTACAGGTAGTAAAGGATATACTGGTAGTGCTGGCGCATTAGCAGGACTTTATCTTACAGTAACTGATAGCGGATTAGGCACGTTTTTAATTAACGGTCTTAATAGTAATAGTATTAATCTGGCTCGTGGGTTTACCTATTATATTACAGTAAACAGTCCAAGTCATGGATTTTATATAGCGACTCAATATACAGATAATGATTCTGCGTTATATACTTCTGGAATTACAAATAATGGAGTTACAGTTGGGCTATTAACATTTAGCGTTCCAATGAATGCCCCGGATCGGTTAGTATATCAAACTAATAATATGCCAAGTATGAATGGTGTTATTAATATTTCAAATGTTGGTATTGGTTATACAGGTAGTAAAGGTGATCCGGGCGGATATACTGGTAGTGCCGGCGCACCTGGTATGCCGGGCGGATATACTGGTAGTGCCGGCGCACCTGGATTTACAGGAAGTACCGGTGCCATCGGATACACAGGATCAGCAAGTACAGCAACTGGGTACACAGGCAGTGTTGGTAATATTGGATATACAGGCTCGGCAAGTCAAGTTTCTGGTCCGCAAGGCCCTCCTGGTGGATATACGGGTTCGGCAAGTACAGTGGTTGGACCATCTGGCCCTCGAGGCTACAGCGGCAGTGTAGGAATTACTGGTGCTCGCGGATATACCGGAAGTGTTAGTGATATTCCAGGCCCAACCGGCCCTCAAGGACCACCTGGCGGTTATACAGGCAGTGTTGGTGCTACAGGACCATTAGGATATAGTGGTAGTCTGGGATATAGCGGAAGCATTGGGTATACAGGTTCAGCAAGTCAAGTTTCTGGACCATTGGGATCAACAGGTTATACTGGTAGTAAAGGTGATCCAGGGGGATACACAGGTAGTATTGGTACTCTAGGACCAACTGGCCCATTGGGATATAGTGGTAGTTTGGGATATAGCGGAAGTATTGGTCCAACTGGTTACGCTGGTTCAGCGAGTCAAGTTTCTGGACCATTGGGATATAGTGGTAGTTTGGGATATAGCGGAAGTATTGGTCCAACTGGTTACACTGGTTCGGCGAGTCAAGTTTCTGGACCATTGGGATATACCGGTAGTTTGGGATATAGCGGAAGCATTGGTTATACCGGTAGTGCTGGGTATACTGGTTCAGCGAGTCAAGTTTCTGGACCATTGGGATATACCGGTAGTCTAGGATATAGTGGAAGCAAAGGATACGCCGGTAGTGCTAGTACTGTTTCAGGTCCTACGGGACCTAATGGATTTGCTGGTAGTAAAGGATTTACTGGATCAGTAGGTTATACTGGTAGTATTGGTGCCGCTAGTGCTATTGGGTATACTGGCAGTGTTGGTGATCCTGGTGGATATACCGGTAGTGTTGGTGATTTTGGTTATACTGGTAGTATTGGATACACCGGCAGTGTTGGTGATATTGGTTATACCGGCAGCACTGGATATGTCGGATCGCAAGGCTATGACGGTAGTCAAGGTAGTGCGGGATATTGGGGAAGTGTGGGCTATACCGGATCACAAGGTTATGATGGTAGTCAAGGCAATACCGGATTTACAGGATCTACTGGATTTACAGGATCTATTGGATTTACAGGATCATTTGGAATACAAGGATATGACGGTAGTATTGGCGGATCTGGATTTACAGGAAGTCAAGGTTATGCCGGATCACAGGGCTACTGGGGTAGTGTAGGCTATACCGGATCACAGGGCTACTGGGGTAGTGTAGGGTACGTTGGATCGCAGGGTATTATTGGATTTGCTGGTAGTAAGGGTGATCCTGGTGGTTACACAGGATCAGCCAGTTCCGTAAGTGGTCCACGCGGATATACCGGATCAGCTGGTGCTTATTCTGCTGTGGGATTTACTGGTAGTGCTGGCGGTCCTGGAGGCTATACCGGATCACAAGGTAGTGCTGGTAGTATTGGATATACTGGGTCGCTTGGTTATTCTGGATCCATAGGGTATGCCGGTTCAGCAGGAATCGGGCTCACATCTAGACTAGCGTTTACAACATCTACCGCAGTTATATCATCTGGTAATACCGCAACTATTACCGTAGCAGGATATAAAACTTATGTATTATCAAAAGTTATAACAACACAACCTGCCTGGGTTAGAATTTATACAGATGCCACAAGTTTATCTGTTGACAGTTCCAGAAATCAAAGTACTGATCCCACAGTAGGTTCGGGAGTTATTGCAGATGTTGTTACTACTTCCGGTTCATTAACTCAATTAATTACTCCAGGAGTGGTTGGGTTTAACAACGATGTTGTAACAACCAATACGGTATATATAGCAGTTACAAATAACTCAGTAAGTTCTACAGCAGTCGGTGTAACATTAACACTATTGGAGTTAGAGCAGTAATGGATAAAACACAAGTAGTTGCTCGTCTTTCGAAATTAAATATAATATCTCTTGACGAATCGGCATTAGTGACAATTAATAATACCGGGTATTATCATTCGGGCAACTATGTCAATCTTACGGCTCCGCAAGTTGCCACAGCGTATAATATGCCATTTCATTCTGGAGCGGGCATGAAAGTTGGAATTATTAGTTTTGATGGAGGGTTTAAACAGAGCGATATTAATTTAACATTTTCTTCATATCAAACATCTGGATTAATTCCTGGATCCTTTACAGCTCCAATCATAAACCAAATATTATTAAATGGCGCAACCGGTCAATTTGGTGTTAATACTAATGCTGATGCCGAAAATGCATTAGATATTGCGTGTGTGGCTACATTGATTCCCGAAGCCACAATTAACATTTATATAAACTCCTCTACAAATTTTATTAGTGATATTCAAAGTACTATTGCTAGAGCAATTTCTGACGGATGCGATGTGATTACGATGAGTTGGACTTTTGGTGAAGCTAGCGGAGATTTTTTATCGACTCAACTTCAACTGGCTAATTCTAATAAGATTGCCTTTGTGAATAGTTCTGGCGATTTTGGATCAGACAATTCGGGAGTTGAATCAGTTAATTATCCAACGTCAAGCCCTTATATAATCGGAGTTGGAGGAACGCATCTTATTATAAACACGGGCACAAACACAAGATTGACAGAAACCACAGAACAGAATGATTCCAGATTTTCGTTTGGAGTCGGGAGTGGTGGCGGATTTAGCACGTTATTTTCGGCACCTAGCTGGCAAACTGGATTGAGCTATCAAACATATAATAGTTCAACCAACATCTATGGAACATTAACTCCAGTAACTATGAGGGGTGTTCCGGATATTTCTGGCCCAATGGCTAATTCTTATGTATTTTATTATAACGGAAATTTAGTTGCTGCCGGCGGAACTAGTGCAGCCACTCCGGTGATGGCAGGCATGTTGGCTAGATTTAAAGCACTAACTGGTAAAGCATTTTCATCAACAGAGTATAATACATTATTTTATGCTAATTTGGAAGCCTTTTACGACATAACTACGGGGACCAATGCTACTTATCTACCGCAAGGATATGCCGCTCGAGTTGGGTGGGATCCAGTAACCGGTGTAGGAGCACCAGATGGGTATTCTTTATTAAACGTTATCATCGGCCTCCGGCCAAATCAAGGAATAGAATGGCCGAGGCTGACTGGAATTCGACCCAGTGTAGGCCAGGCATTTCCAAGACCTAAAATACGAATTTAAATACTAAGAAAAATACTTGGATAAATATTATATGAAACAGATTTCTACTATGACAAATACCACACAAACTCGTCCAAATGAACAAGGAACTATGAAAGTTCAAGGTCATATCAAAATTTTTGACCCCAATACTAAAGAAGTTTTTATTGATAAAAAGAACGCAATTCATTATGAAAACTTTAGTCTTGCCATGGCACAGAGTTTGAGCAATCAAGGCTATGGTACAATTTATGAAATGGCATTTGGAAATGGCGGAACACGAGTAGATGATACTGGTATTATAACATATCTAACTCCAAATACTGTTGGTACTAGTGCTAGTTTGTATAATCAAACATACTATAAAACAGTTGACGCACAACAAACTACAGACTTAAACCCTACAAATAATTTTATGCAAGTTCGACACATTACAGGAACTGCGTATAGTGATATTTTAGTTAGTTGTTTATTAGATTTTGGCGAACCAAATGGACAAAGTGCATTTGACAACGCTACTAACTCTAATGGCACTTATGTGTTTGACGAATTAGGGCTATTAAGTTACAGTCCCGATGGTCCGGGAATGGGAATGTTACTAACTCATGTAATTTTTCATCCTGTGCAAAAGTCGTTAAACAGAATGATCCAAATTGATTATACAGTTAGAGTTCAAAGCCTTAGCGGAACTGGAAATTAATTATGGCATATACACTTAATTACTCTGATCCTAGTAAAATTACAGCAGTAACGGTGCCTGATATGCCACCGGGAGTTAACACAGTGGATACAAGTTTAACTCTAGTGGGTAAAGGGTATCCAAATTTTGGACAGGCAATTGATCAAAACTTTCTGAGTCTACTAGAAAACTTCTCAAGTCCTATCCCTCCGTCTAACCCAATTGAAGGGCAATTATGGTATGATACAAGCAATCCTGCCAATAAAGTATTAAGAGTAATGGACGGAACGTACGGAGCAACAAATTGGGCAAGCGCCAATGGAATATATCAACAGCCCACTGATCCCTCTTTAACAACGGCATTAAAATCTGGTGATATTTGGGTTAATACAGTATTAAGCCAACTTAATATTTACAGTGCCGGAACTTGGATTCCTGTCGGAAATGCCAACATGGGAGAATTAAATGGTCCGTTTGTTGAAACAATAACAGATACAACCGGTACCAACCATCAAATAACATCTACATATGTAGGTGGTAACAGAATTTCTGTATTAGCAGGGGAATCGTTTATTCCGAATCCTATACTATCTGGATTTACTGCGATTTATCCAGGTGTTAATGTTGCGTCTGGAGCATTTTTTAACGGAATATCAGTCACGGCAGCCAATCTAATTGTTAATAATGCTTTGTTTAGTGCTGGTAGTTTTTTAAGAAAAAATGATACTTCGATAAATGGGCAGATAATAACCGGTAGAATGTTATTTTCAACACCTAATGCTAATAATCAATCTGGTTCCCAGGGACGAGATGGTGTAGTTGTTAATATAGTTGGTAGTAGTAATAATAATTATATTCAATTTTATAAATTGATCAATGACGCGATCATTTTAAACAATACACCTGGAGGAAACATTGTTCTTAAAACTTCCAATGCTACAAGTAGTTTACCAAACAGTACTGTAGTAGTTGCTGACGGAGTTGTTACAATCAATACAACTACGTCAGTTAACAATCCCAGTTTAGTAGTCAATGGACCAGCTAGTATATCACTCGGACTTAGTGTAGGCGGTACTACCTCAATGGAAAGTAATGCCTCGATATCAGGTACTTTAAATGTTGGCGGGGTATCTGTATTTGGTGACGATATTACTGTGGATGGACAAATATACGTAAATTGGTTGGATGGCAACGGTAATCCAAAATCTGGAGCTGGAATTTTACCATCCGTAACTAATATATATGATATAGGGTCTTCTACAGCAACATTTAATAGGATCTATGCCAATTCAATTGGTACAACTAGTACACAAGTTTTTGGTACTTTTAACGGACCTGCTACTGGATTAGCGTTTGGCAGTAATTTTGTATTAAAAGGGCAAGTGACATCTACTAATTTTATATTTTACGGTAATGGATCAACAGCAACATTTAATACAACATTATCTGCTAATGCTATTACAGATCAGGTAACTGCGACATATACAACAGCTACATTAACTTTATTGGTAGTTGATACATCAACTAGTGCTACTTATAAAGGCCCCCAGAAAATTAGTTTAAATCAGTTAACTGATGGGTTTTATAATGCAGGAATGATAATAATGCACGGGAGTAATATACCTCCGGCGGGTTGGTTGTTATGCGATGGATTGAGCTATCCTATTGCGGCATTTCCTGACCTTGCTAAAGCATTACAATATGAAGGATTTGGTAGTTTCATTTATGGAGGGGTTATTCCTAATTTTAATGTACCTGATCTAAGTCGTGCTACCCCTTTATACAAAGCGGCCAGTACCGAACCACTACAATACGCTAACTATATAATAAAGTACTAAAATGGCATATTCAATTTTAAACACAAACGGAACGACTCTAGTTCTACTGGCCGATAATAGCATTGATCAAGCTACAACTAGTCTTACCTTAGTTGGTAAAAATGTCAGTAACTATGGTCAATATATTAATAACAACTTTGTAAAGCTATTGGAAAATTTTGCCAGTACTTACGGTAATCCTCCAGCAAGCCCGGTTACCGGGCAATTATGGTATGACACTACTGCTCAACGATTATTTGTATACGACAACGGGTTTACACCAGTTAGCGGTGCCATTGTGTCTGGTGTACAACCTGGAACTTTAAATTCGGGGGATTTTTGGTGGGACAGCACAAATAATCAATTAAACATATATAATAATAATACTGTATACACAGTTGGTCCTATTTTCCCGCAATCTGTTGGTAGTAATGGATGGGTACTGCCTTCTACTACATTAGTTGATGTTACTACTTTATTGACTCAACAGGTAACATTGTTAACAAATTACGGGACCACAGTTGCAATGGTTAGTAATTCTACATTTAATTTAACTCCGGCTGCTGCAACCACATACTTTAATACTAGCACTGCTACAATAGTTGCTGGATTAACAATTAACGGTAATTTATCAGTATCTGGGCAAATAAGCAACAACTATTTGTCTGCTTCTGTTAGCATTGATGCTTTAGATCCTTCAGTATTAACTATCCTTGCTGATCACGATGTAACAATTTATGCTTCATATATATTGCAAAATCAAGTTATTGCAAATGTGTTAGCACAGATGTATCCTGTTGCAGCAAATACTGCTACTAACGATATAGGATTACCGCTAGGGTCTGAATGTAAAGTTATTTGTCAATTTAGCCAACCTTATGTAGGCACTGAAGTTCGAAGATTTAAAATCGAAAATAATGTACTACAAGGGATAAGTTGGCAACCCGTTGAGATTTATTCAACCGGAACAAAATATTATAGTGTGATCACGACAGCTACAGTTAATGTGGTAATGTAAGGAAACAACAATGCCATATCAAATTTTAAAAACAGATGGAACAATACTAATTGAACTAGCAGATGGTATTACTGACAGCATTTCGTCAAGCATTTCTCTTATAGGTAAAAATGTTGTTGGGTTTGGGCAAACACAAAACTCTGATTTTATACATATGCTCGAAAACTTTGCTTACGGTATTCCGCCTATTAGCCCATTAACAGGCCAACTTTGGTTTGATACAGAAAATAATTCGTTAAACGTTTATAATGGAGAATGGCAAACCTTGGGAATTATTACTTATGCGGCAACCCCGCCGGGTATATCTATACAAGGAAATTTGTGGTTTGATACTACAGCCAACCAGCTAAACGTCAATACAGGAACGGGATTTATTACAATAGGCCCAGAAGGAGTTGCTGGATTTAATACAACTAAATTTGTTTCAACAAATCTAACCGACACAAGCAATGTTGCGCATCCGGTAATCGAGTGTGTGGTAGATGGAGAAGTTATTGCTATTATTAGTGGTACTGGATTTGATATATCTTATGCTAGTGCTGTACCCGGATTTCCCACTGTTTATCGAGGTATGACATTTAAAAATCAACCAGCTTTGGATGTTGTATTAACAGGAGTTTCCTTAAACTCTGTGCAATCTTCACAACTATTAAATCAAGAACAAACTTCTTTTTTGGTTGCTTCCCATGATTCAATGTCTGAATCTATCATGCAAAGAAATTCATCAGGTGATACCACTGTTCATAACTTAAATGCTGTGTCAATGACTAGCATTAACAATGCTGGAATATTATCTGGAGTATGGGGGGTTGATACTTCTGTTATCCCAACCACAACAAATGCTGTTAATTTGGGAACTCAATCACTGACCTGGAGTAATGTTTGGTCTAATAACATTAACGCACAAAATATTGTTTCAAACAATTTAAATGTTGCAAATTCTATATTAACATTGGCGACTTTTACTAATTTGGTATCTTCATCTAACGGACAAACTATTAACAAATTTGATACAGATAGTAAATTGTCGTCAGATTCAGATAATAATTTAGCAACTCAAAAAGCAGTCAAAACTTATGTAGATACATTAATTTCGGAGCTTACTGCAACAATTGCACAATTACAAATGCAGCTAACATCTGTCACAAGTGGATTTACTCCTATACCATCGGGGACTATTATGTATACTGCTGGAGGTACCGTTCCTACTGGGTATCTGGCAGCCGATGGGTCGTTAGCCGGCATAGATCAATATTATAATTTGTACATAGCGTTGGGCGGAGCAAATAGCCCGTATGGAATTGAAGGAGCAAGTTTCCGTCTTCCCGATGTTCGTGGATATTTTGTACGAGGCTTAGATAACGGAGCGGGAATCGATGTGGGGAGACAGTTAGGATCTATACAGCAAGACCAAATTATAGCACATAGTCACCAATATTTCTTATCTGGTAGTCTTGCTCCGCAATCTGGTAATTCTACCAACTGTTTAACCAACCCGGCTGCTAGTACAACATCAACTTCGGTTGTTGGCGGAAATGAAACCAGGCCAAAGAATATTGCTTTATTCGGAATAATTAAAATTTAAGGATCAACGTAAATGCCATACATATTATATAATGCAAATGGAAGTACACTATTTACTGTCGACGATGGCACCGCAAATGATTCAACTAGTTTGACTTTTGTTGGTCGTAACTATAGTGGATATGGGCAAATACAAAATCAAAATTTTGTGTATTTGCTAGAAAATTTTTCCAAAACTACTCCACCACCAACTCCTATACAAGGACAGCTTTGGTTTAATAATAATATAAATCAACGAAATTTAAACGTGTGTTATGATGGTGTAAATTTTAAATCAATTGCTAATCTTGTAGGGCAATCGGTTGATCCTAGTTTATCTTATACTCCGCTCGACGGGGATCTTTGGTGGAATACTACATCTATACAATTAAATTCTTGGAGTTCAGAATTTGGTAAATGGATTACTATTGGTCCTTATAATTCAGTTGAGTCTGTAGCCTCTTGGCAACCAGTTACCGAAATAGGCACTGATGGAAATAATCATAATATATTAAAAGGATATATTGGGTCTGATCCGGTCGCAGTTATATCTAATTTTAACTTTAGCCCAGTATCTTCTTCTGATTTATATACAAATTTTTTAACAGTACAATCTGGAATAACTTTAAAAGAAGCCAATGCCGCGGGATCTACGCAAGCAACAGGATCTTATTTCTGGGGAACTGCAGCAGAGTCGTTAATGGCCAATACCGCAACAACTGTGGCAATTAATATTGTTAGCACAGGCACATACTGTATTCCGTTTATTGGAGACCCGTTAGGAAATCAACCCTTATATTCAACAGGTACGTTAAGTTATAACGTGTTTACACAAGTTTTAAACGCAACAGCTACTGCCGCCCAGTATGCCGATTTAGCTGAACGGTACGAAGCAGATGCAGTTTATGACGAAGGCACTGTATTAATAATTGGTGGCGAAAAAGAAGTCACAGTTACTACACAATTTGCTGATACAAGGGTAGCGGGTATAGTAAGTAAAAATCCTGCCTATTTAATGAATAAAGACGCTGGAAATGACGAAACTCACCCTGCTATTGCCTTAAAAGGCCGTGTTCCTTGCAAGGTTCTGGGCTATATTAATAAGGGTGATCTAATTGTTACTAGTAGTACGCCAGGATATGGAATTGCCGCTAGTAATGTGTTTGGCGGAGCAATAATAGGAAAAGCCCTGGGATCACAATCCGAGGGCTTTGGAGTTATTGAAGTTCTTGTGGTTTAAATTAATCTAATAATAATTCTTAAAATTTATACTGACATAATAAATTTTATAGGGTCATGAGATTGGTAATTAACTAATTCTATATCATCCATAGTAAAATGAGTGATCACTTGGATATTCGAATTTAATTTTAAATCGGGAGCCGGTAACGGAGTTCGTGATAGTTGTTCCTTTACTCCATCAATTTGATTATGATATATATGAGCATCGCCTACACTAATAATCAAATCTCCAACTTCTAAATTACATACCTGAGCAATCATATGTGTAAATAATGCGTATGACGCAATATTAAACGGCATCCCCAATGGCATATCAGCACTGCGTTGATACATATGACAGCTTAGTCGACCATTATTAACATAAAATTGACTTAATATATGGCATGGTGGCAAACTCATTAAATCTAACTCGCCGGGATTCCATGCTGTAAGTATGTGACGGCGACTATATGGATCTTCTTTAATGCCTTTTATCAATTCAAGCAATTGATCGTGATTTTGCAGAACTACCTTGTTAATACGGATCAACGGTTTACGCCATCTGCGCCATTGAATACCGTATATACGTCCTACATCGCCTGCTGCACGTTTAAGAGCCTGCTTAATCCAGTATGGGCTCATGGCATTAGCGGTCCATATTGTTTCTTTTACGCTGTTTCTATCTCCGTGTAATATTTCACGAAGGCGCAATTCATCATTACTACCTTCGATAAACCACAGCAACTCACTTACCACAGCTCGCCATGCTAGTTTTTTGGTAGTAACAGCAGGAAACCCCTCTGTTAAATCAAAACGCATTTGAAGACCAAAAATACTCCGTGTTCCTGTTCCCGTACGATCGGGTCGATCGTCGCCGTTTTCTAAAATGTCTTGTAATGCGTTTAGATATACTTGTTCAGAATTACTCATTATACAGCTTCGGTCACAACAGACTTGATTCTCTTTTTAGGAGGATCGACAGCATCTGCTTGTTTGCGTAGTAACTGTGCTTCCTTAAATAATTTATCCGCACGTGATCTTAATTGAGTAGGCGTTAAATTGCTTGTGTCCTCAACAACGGGAGCGGTAGCAACAATTGATGCCGGCGCAGGATTTGCAGTATTATGGTCATCACCAGCATTTACGCTGGAACTGGTGGTACGAGTTGGATCATCTTTAGGCAGAGTTTTTTTATTTGGTTTTACCCCATCGGTAATTGCCAGTTCGTCAACGCTTACCCCCTTTTGTTCAGCAATAATTTTGTTTAATTCATCTAACGGAATAGTTGTCTGATTATTGGGGGTTACAATAACCAATTTAGTTGGCACTTTCTTGAGATGTCCGCGGGCATGCAACCATTCTAACATTCCGTTTCCATCAGGAAATTTACGAACAGAAAGAATATCGGCAAATTCATTGGCCTGTTGCCCGCTAACATCTTGAAGTAAATTCATGATCGCATCATGATAAGTGTCACCTAGATTGTTGGTGCCAATCACTAACGCACTGTTTGCATCTCCAGGTAATGTTCTGTAAGCAATAACAACTTTAGCACCGTTATTACTCATTTTGCCGGTATGTTTCATTGTATTCTCCTATTAAACTGTAGGGGCTTGTGGTGCGGTTGGCTGTTGTGGCGCAACTGCATTTAAAAATGTGTTTAGCTTGTCAAATGTTGCTCCGACTGCGCTGATTTCTGCCGCTCCAAATGCTCCTCGCTTAACTGATACATCCACAATGGCTCGCAAATTCTGTAGATCTGTAATGCTCAATTGTGGTTGTTCTGTAGTAACAGTGGTATCTCCACCTATTGGGTTGTTTGCTACTTGTGCTGTATTATCTTCACTCATTTTATATTTCCTTTATTGTTTATGTATTTTGGTACACCCTAAAGTAAACATTGTGATCTCTTTTGGATCTTCCATTCCAATGATTATTGATTCAACCATTTTATTAGACTCATCCAACACAATTGTTTCCTTTATTGCATACCTACTATTTAAGTTGTAGTTAATCCATTGATCCAATATCTTGATATCAGATTTGTGAATTTTGATAGTAATTCGGGCAAAGTGTTCAGGAATAAATGATAATTTTCTCATTCCCAGTACACCTAATGGATTAATTTCACCTCTTACTAAAGCCATTAACTACTCACTTATTTATAGTAAGCAGTTTGCCCAAATGGGGCAATTATTGAGTCGTTTCCGTGAATAACAAATAACGTATCGCAATAATTCTCATCACCCCAGCTACCACATGGATAACCGTCTGTAAACATAATGAAGCGTTTTGGTTCGATACCTTCTTCTTTCATAAAGTTATAGCAAGCATCAAAGTCTGTACCTCCGCCACCTTTAGGTTCATATTCTGTTATCTCATCGGCATTATCACCAGTAAATTTGGCATAACCATAAACTTCAGTATCAAAGCAAAATAGGTCTAATTTGAAATCCTTATATTCTTCCATAATACCTTTGACTTCGCTTAAGAAGTCTTGTGCCATTTTATTACTAATAGATCCAGACATATCAATTGCTACACTGACATCGATAGTTTCTTCATTTAGTAATCCAGGCAAAACAGCACCGCTATGTTGACTTTTACGATTTGGTCGACTAAAACTAAAGTTGCTTTTGAGAATACTTTGTATATTCATACGCAACATTTGACGCCAATCCATTTTAGGTTCAGTGAAATTTTGTATAAAACGTTGAATACCTGTAGGGATTTTACCAGCACCTGCAGCTTGTGCGGCCGCTACCATTGCTTCTTTAATTTCGTCTTTGATTGCTTTCTTTTCTTCTTCAGTTAACTTTGGGCGTCCTGTCCCTTCTTTATCTCCATCTTTATCTCCATCACTTCCTTCCCCGTCACCTTCTCCATCTAAGTGCTCGTCTAATAATTCACCTAATGATCCGATATCAATTTTATCTGCTTGTTCGTACAAGTCATCATAAATTTGTTCGTAGCTCCAACCGCGATATTTGTTATCTTGGAAAATTTTAATCCAATCTGGAACTTCACCAATACGTTCATCTTTTAAGATTTGGTTAACTGCAAAGTCTGCAGCAATATTAGCAAGTTCTGGAATACGACTATCTCTACGTCCTAGATGGTCAAATATATTATGTAACACTTCATGTGAAAATCCAAACTCGCATTGCTTGGGAGTTAATTTATTTACAAAATCGTTGCTGTAATAAAAATTTCTGCCATCTGTGGCCAGTGTACTGCACCATTCAGACGCATCAATTAGCTTCATACGAGTGGCCATATTACCAAAAAATGGATGTCTTAGTAATAATCCAATTCGAGCGGTAACAAGTTTTTCTACAATCTTATTTTTTTCAAATTGAGAAAATTCTTTACGTTCAGTACCTTTAACTTTTTTATTTGCAGTTGTAGACATGTGTTACCTTTTTAACTCTAATACGTATATTATACACAAATTTATTCAAACTGTCAACTAAAAGCCCCTTAAGGGGCTTATTTTAAGACTCCATAGCGGAAATAATATAGCGACCATACTTTTCATGGAAGCGATCAAAGTTCTTCAACTTAGACGCATCAAACGGCAATTGATAGTTGGTGAGGGCCGTTTTGGCTCCCATTACAACTAATTCTGTTGGAAAATTATCCATCATAAATCCAAAGAAGAAGTCTGCCATTTTATCCCAATCCTTGATCTTCTTTTGGCTGGCTGATTGTAATTCATAGCATAATGACACAGTTAATGAATACATTGCTGAAATTTCTTTAATATCGCACTTAACAACTTTGCCATTTAGAATGTCTTCTGGTTTTGGCATTTGTTTAGCAACACGACGATGAGCCATAAATTTAACAGCCAGTCCTTCACCAATCGCACCTGACACTAAATCTGTTAACGTACCTTCTGATAAATCATCATCTTTTAACAAATCGCTTACGAAACTCCAACTACGTGGTGTAGCAAATGCACGGCTTGAACTTTTAGGATCAAAATCATATAAATCTTGTTTAGCAAAACCTACATAACCAACTACCTGTTCATGAACCTTGTTGTTAACTGCCCATTCTTGCCAATCTTCAAAATCTGTCTTAAGTTCTAAGTGAACAAATCGATTTGCTAACGGAGCTGGCATACGATATGTAACACCTTTATCAGTTTCTCTGTTACCTGCGGCAACAATGCTAACACCCTTGGGTAGTTGATAAGTACCAACACGGCGATTAAGAACCAATTGGAAAGCCGCGGCTTGCGTAGCAGGGGCCGCGGAATTAAGTTCGTCCAAGAACAAAATTGCTGTTGATTCTGGATCAGTAGGCAGTTCAGCTGGTGGAGCCCAGCTCATTGTATTGGCATTGGCATCAAAATATGGAATACCTTTGATATCTGTGGGTTCCCAGAGACTCAATCGCACATCGATAACATCACGATCTTGCTCGTCGCCAATTTGTTTAACGATATCTGATTTACCAATACCTGGAGGACCCCACATAAACACGGGACGTTGAATTTTAATACATTTACGAATGCTACGTTTAGCATCATTTGGAGTAACTGTACGATTAGTGCTGATTTGCTCTGCCATATAATCTCTTTCTGTGAATTTAAAAAATATTAAATTGAACTGTTACGTTTCAATATGTATTAATTATATGTGTATTTCAAGAGATTGTCAAGTGAGATTTAATGTTTTCTGCTTTTGCGTAACCGTACCTAGCAATGTTTCCAGCAAATAATAATAATTGTACTGCTAGATTGTCGTTGGTGACAAAGATTTCTTTTTTTGTCGTATACCATGGACAATTAATAAAATTATCTAGTTGTAGAATTAATTGATTGTTGTATTCAACTGGGCCCTCGGTAAACTTTATTTTATGAAATTTAATATGTGCTGAAGCTCGAGCAAAGCCCTCATCTGTTAATCGAAGTCCACCTTTTGATTTTTTACGAGGGTTAACCCACCATTGTGCTACTAATTTTCTTAAAGATTTTGAATCAGTGGGTAAATTGTATTGCTCTGCTATATATTTGGTTATTTCAGACTTTTGAATCATCGGTTAACTTTTCACCTGTTGTTAATTTAAATACAGAAAAGTCTTGAGTATTGTACATTTTATTAAGTTTTTGTACAAGATTAATAGCGTGTCCGGCATTACTGAATGAGACTTTTTTATATTTTGGTCCCAATTGTTGGGCCACTATACTAGTAACCTTTAGATTAATTGGACGATCCCTATAAAATACAGCCCAAATGGCATCAGCATTTAAAACTTGTTCAGTTTTATAAGTTTTTTTATTTGTTATTTCTAATAACACAGTTGGTTTTGGTCTTGTCACTATATACGCTCCAAATATGCGTATATATATTTATATTAATTATTAAAAAACTCCACCATCCATTTTAACTTGGATAGTAGTAGAAGATTGTTGTGTAGAATTTGAAACTATTTGATCTAATTCCCCGCTTAATCTAGTCATTACTATAGCCAAACTATTTTGCAAATCAGTAACTTCTTTGATATTAAATGTGACAGTTTTTTGATTTGTTTTGATTGCTACTCTGGCACGATCTAAAAAATCTTCAATTGGTAGTGTGTTTAGTTGTTGCATTTTTGATTTGCTGTCCTTAATAGTATTTTTAATTCATTTTCTGTTTTAACAGGACCTTGGAATGGGTAACGCTCGAGCGTAATCAATTTGGGACAAAAACTTTTAACCCATCCCTTACGGAATTTGACTATATAGTATCCTGCGCAATGTTGACTTCTACTTTTTAATCTTTTTGTATATAATGGTAGTTTTCGTTGAACATCGTATAACGGATCGTATGGTTTGCTTTTGCATGGGTAATTATAAATGTTATGCGATATCTGTTCTACATTATCTTTGGTAGCTTGTTTAATACCTTCTTCAAATAATGCAATACCAATTCTATCTTTAATTTCAGCTAAATTTTTAAAAGATATTGATTTACCGTTACATAATACCAAGTATCCTTTTTTGACTTTGCTTATACTGCCAAGTTTTTTGTTACCGTTTTTTATTAACCATTCTTTTTCTGGAATTAATACTTTGGCCGTTGAATTCATAAAATATACCTTGCGTTAAGTGGTTCTGCGTAACTTTGAATCTGTTCACTAATTTTTTGCATGTCAAATTCTGCACAAAATTTCAATAATCTAATACCGACCTGTGAAATATTTTTTTCTGCTGTCGTTGAAGTATTAATTGTTTCTTTAATTAATAGCTTGATATTTTCAGGTTGTGCTGTTAAATCACACAATACAACATTGCGATTGTAGTCATCTAAAACACGATGCTCGACCCCGTTGTGATCATTCCATCTCTGTAGCATGAGATTGTTCCAGCTATATCCTTTGCTGAGTCTATCGGTATAGGCTTCCTGGAGACCAACTTTATTCTTTGTCCCTTTTGTACGAACTCCTGGATAAGCACTAAACACATTGTCGGAGGTGTCGCCACGCATACACTTCTCAAATAGTAACCATTCTGGATTCGGCGCCGCTTTGTCTTGTTTAGTTTTAGAATCAATGATACGTTTTCCTTTAGCATCAAAATATCCTTCGTGCGTAGTTGTAACTTCTGTAATGCCGTTATATTGTTTTACGTTAGGCGCAATTAATTGTGCAAAGTCACCATCAGTACTAATAATAACATGAGTATCTTCTTGATGTGTTTGTACCCATCCAGCAATTAAATCATCAGCTTCCAATTGCGGATGCTGTAATACTGTTGTATTAGTTTTATTAATAATAAAATCTTTAAACTGATCAAATGTTTCCCAAAAGATTTTTTCTTCTTCTTGTTCTTTTGGAGTTTGTGCAGCTCGGCTGTCCGCACGTTGTCTTTTATAAGGAGCATAAAAATCCTTACGCCAGCTTCGACCCTCTAAACAAAAAACAACATGATCACCTTTAAAGTCTCTCCATGCTTTTCTAACACTACCTAACACAGTATGAATACTCATACCAATTTTATCATTAAGATCGCCACGTATCGCATGCCTGGCTCTAAAAAAAAGATTCGCTAAATCAACAACTATATATGTTTTATTCATATCTTTATTATATATAAAAAATTAATAAAAGTCAAGAAATTAAATAAAAGTGACAATTGCAATCTTGCAAGATCTGCTGGATCTAACTAACTTCTGATCTTCCATTGCCTAAATTGTTTACATTGATATATCCTGCTCCTCTTCGGCTCATATCAACTCCTTCTTCCCCACCTAAATTACGACAGAGCTCGGTAAACCAAGAATCAACCACTGCCTCATCGGTTTCGCCAGTATAACCGGCACTTCTTAATTGTACCACAAAATACTCATTCCAGTCGAGTTCAAAAAATCCGTTTCTTAAATTATCCATATTGACATGTGTATCTAACACAGCTACCCAAGGTTGTTTCTTTTCTGTGGCCAATGCCTTGGGACCTAGTTTAGCAATACGAGCAGATTCTAATGCGTCTGCCGCGGACTGTGTTGCGGCTTCTTTTAACGCATTGGCATCAGCAGTTTCTTTTTCAATTTTGTCAATGCCTGTTAACTTCTTCCATAAATTTTTCATTTTTTTCCTTTTAAATTCCATAATAGAAATTCGTTCTTTTCAATCCAATGATGTTCGTATACAGGTTCACCGGGACCGGTATATATAGCAGTGCCTTGGTAAGCCGTCTCAAAAAATATACAACGCCCTGATATCACACAACGTTGGGGCCATAGAGCAAACTTTGACTTCCACTGGGCTCGGTGATAAAAGTGATCGAGATCACCAAGTATATCTAACGGCATCTAAGTACCCCATGCATTCTTGAATAACGGAACTTGAAGTCTATCACTGTAACGCCACCCTCGTTGCATAGATGCTAGTGCTACATTCTTGGCATTTAATGTATAAACACTGTCAACACCTCCAACTGGCATCAAGTATATGTGCCCGGTAAATCCAGCAGATTGATAAGAACCTATAGCACATTCGGCGTCAGCAATATCTTGTTCTGTTGCTACTACAAATTTGAGATATGTTGTACCAAACCACTCGTATTCACAAACAACATTTGGTAAGATTGCGTCTTCCCACTTCTCACCACTACAGGGAAGTTTAGCACTCACACTAAATGTAATTTCACGTTCTTTATTCTGGTTCTTCCATTTAAACAAATATTTTTTAAATTCGTCACTTAATTTTTGAGTACCATTTGTTTCAAATGTAATCTCTTTGAGTCCTGCCATTTTAGGATGATCTAATAAATCTGGATAAGCACGTTGCCATCCTAGCAATGGTTCGCCGCCTGTAATAACAAGATGTTCATTTTGCCACCTCTTGTGAGGAAGCATGTCCATAATGCTATCAGCAATTGAATCAGTAGTGAGCATGGGACTAAGATGCTTAAAGCGAGGATCCCAACTAGCATAACTATCACACCCAGTGCTAACAAGAGGCAACTGTTTATAATCGTTGTACATGTGCACAACACTTGCAATATCTTCAGCTTCTGCGCTTAGTTCACCACGTGGCATGCCAAAGCCAGCACAGCGGAAATTACAGCCGAAAGTTCTAAGGAACACGCTGGGCACCCCCATATATCTACCCTCTCCCTGTATAGAGTAGAAAAGTTCCGCTATCTTAATCTTTGACATTTGTATCCTTTATTATTTCAAAACCTAATTCTCTTGGCGTTTTACCTCTCCAGTTTTTAGGAGTTCGCCT